TCTTTTCAGTATTCATTCAGATTTATACTTTCTGCAAGTGTTTCAGCTGGTGTCATTAGAATAGTATAAATAAAATTACTTTGGTTCTCCACATAACCACAATAGATCATACGGAACATCTTCTCATAATATCTCACAGTCCATTTTGTTTTGTTCTCTTTCTTGTATAATATTATTTGCTCTTTGTTCTAATCATTCTATTAGATGTGTTTTATACTCTAGTTGTGCATGGTTATATAATAAATTAAAGTTCTTCTTCTGATCGTAAATCAAACTGCGATACATCATAGTCTTGTTTTTTTATACTATCTATAGAATTTATGTATTAAACATTCATTGTACTTTTACACAACTCTCTAATCGTGGTTCAATATCTGTTGTTGTATATCTACTTTTGGTAATCATCTCATTACAATCATTCTTATACCACCATGTGTTGTATCTCCATACCCAATCCTCAAAACTTGCCATTCTATTTGGATATACCTTACTTATTTGATATCTTGTTCAGTCGCTATTGTATGCGTATTGCATAAGTCAGAATAAATTATTTTTATGTTTTCTTCATACTCATTCAGTACCTCATTTAGTTTCATGATAAGCTATAGAACTTGCTATCTCTACGCACCATACAGGATTGTTTTGTTGTGAGCATACATTTATCATATAGTTAGCTTCTTTTTCTGAGAATCACACTTTTATCATTACTTTTACTTGTTTTTCACGTGATATACTAGGTTCTTCTTGTACTTCTAATGTATCAAATTCTATTCTACTACTCATATAGATGAAAGAGTATGACACTAATGCTAATATTCAGATTATTATAATAATTCAGTTTTCTCTTATAAATTTTAATGTTTTCATTTTTAATTTTTGTATATAAATAAATTACTTTTTTATAACTCATGTAATCTGAGACATTATTGCTATTAGATGTAATAATACTTGTACGTCCATATTCATATATCAATACAATCAAAGCATAAATATTGTTACTTGACTGGCTATAAATATATTAATGTGAAGTATACTATATTTCATAGTTAGTAATGTGAATGATAAAGTTTATTTTTGTTTTATTCGTTTTCTAATTGTTCTTTCTTTTTCTAGTCATGCTAATATTTTCAAATAAAAGGTGTTGCAATATTTTGCTCCCATATTGAACAAATAATAGGATTTCTAGTACCAATATTTTCAAAGCATAATTCTGTTTCTCTCATCTTCTGATCTATAGCAAACATAGATTTCTCCATATTAGAACTAAAATGTTCAGTATCAGTTCGATCACTAGCATAAGTTGCGTTCAAATAAGATGCAATCATAACCAATCATACTATAACTAATAATTTAAGTGTGTAGTTCACAAGAGTGTTTTTCATAATTATACATAAAGAGTAAAACGACATCAGTATTATAACCATAAAATATTACTTTGCAACACTTTCTTTATCTTCTGTGTAGTCAGTATGACAATTTGGGCATATCAATCGTTTCTTTTCTATGTTCTTTACTGTATTAAAAGCTATTACTTCTATAAGAAATCAATCACATCTTTTGCTGTATGCTTTTCATCTATAGACCTCACACCTTTCTAGTTTCATGTTATAGATTGAGTAAAAAACTAATCTAGTAAATCCTTCCGTTTCTGTATGTTGTTTTCCATAGCATGTTCATAAAAATCATTTGATGTAGGGTATTTCTTTTTATCTGCTTTCTCATTCCAATAAACATAAATAACATCTCTTTGTCTTTTTGATAGACTTTTCTTTTTGTTTTCTTTTTCTGCTCATTGTTCTATAGCTTGTGGTAGATCATCTGGAAGTTTATCTACAGGGTTCTCACCTATTAGCAGGAATACAGCTTTTTGGAATAGTTGATCTAATACCAATAGTTGCTCTGGTAATAGTTCGCCACTTTCAAAAGTTATCTTATATGACCTGTCTTTCATTTTTTGGAAAGAAACGAGCTGTCATCATATCGTAGTTTGCATAGTTTAATTATAAATAAAGCTATTACATAGATAATCACATCATTCCTATAAACATAAATATAAGCATTACTCAGATAGTTATTCTTAATCGTTGTGGTGCGTTCTTGTGTCATCCAAACATTATTACTGCTCCTCGAATTTGTCCTGTAAGCATAACCATTCATAATAAGAAGTACATTATTTCCATGAGTATATAATAATAATATAAAATTAACAATATTATAGGTGCTTGATAAATTACTTTATCTGTAGATTATGCTTTACTTGAATATGTACTCACTCAATCACTAATCCGTCTTCAATATCTTTTTTGAGTGTCGCTTTATCTACTGTTACGGTTGTTTTTTCTTTCATGTAAGCATTTGGGATGTTGTCTTCTTTTTCTACAATTAGACTCTTTGATTTTCTAAATGATAAAGCAAATGTTCATACATTTATTTTTTCTATTCAAGCATTTTGTAAATTCATAGAGATGTATCATTTCAATCATTCAATCCTATTCTTTCTTGTTGTTTTCATTTTTGATAGTCTTGCAATCTCATTATCTATTGCACCAATTTCTCACTCAACTCATTTCATATATCAAATAATATTTTCTACTTTTTCTTCTCTTTCATCTTCTATTAGATCTAATTCTTCTAGTGTCATATCTTCATTAGATAATAATTCATTGTATTTCTTTGTTATTTCGTATAATTTCATGGTTACATACGATATAAAGCTAAAACTTTTGTCTTCATTATTTCAGTAAGTGTGTAATTTTCTTGTATAACTTTTATAGCTTCTTCTTTGCTATACTCTCACATTTTCTTTTTGAATCATTCAAGTGATTTTGCTGTAAATTCTGGTTTTGTTTTTTTGTTTGGTGTATCAATATCATTTGAATGCGTATTGTCTGTATCATCAATAGCTCCTGTAGGAATAAGGAATATATATAACAAAGCATACTTCAAAGCATATGTTGTAGCCTTTCATGCTCACTTATCTTGCGAGTCCACTCATTGACCATATCAAGCTATTTCAATATATTCTCACGATTCATGTAGCAACATATATTTAGTTTCTACCTCTGTCATTATAGATTGTTTCTGTTTGGTTGTTGTTTTTCATTGATATGTAATATCTTCCTCTCGTCTTGATATATGAGCTGTAGGTTTAACTGAAATAGGTACAATACATAATCAATTTTTTGACATAGATTCTCTACAAATAGTTTTTACATCTTTGTCATTAACTCAACTATAAGCAAAGTTTCAAGATCATACTTTACTATTTTTTTCTATTCATTTAATTTCTTTCTGTACTTCTATAATCGCTTTTGCTATATTTTCCATTAGTCTCTACATAATCAACAAATAAAAGGTCAATGTTCTGGTTCAAATCATTCACTATCATAAACTCAACAACTACCACATTCAATATGTGTATCTTGCAATTTATCAAAACAATCATGGCAAACAAACGTCTCTTCTCCATCTACTGAAACATCTATAGTTTTATCTTCTTCACACCAATCACATTTATTTTCTTTCTTTTGTATCATGTGCTTAGATAATCATTGTAAGATAGTTAGTGCATCTGTAGAGTTCATATTGATGTATAAAGAGTAAAACACATACACAATAACAATCTAGTCGGTGCTAGTGATGTTTCTCGTGTGTTCTTATACTAACCATTTTATTTTAGATTGCAACACTTTTTTACACTTCATTTATTCTCGATCATGTATCACTTTTTCGTATACCTTTATTGTTTTTCGATCAATTACTCTGTCGTTAGTAAATCAAAGTTTTTCTATCTGTTTTTTTGATTTAGTTCAATATCATTGTTTCACAATATATAATTTTGAAAATTCTTTTGGGTATTGCTTTTTAAATCTTTTTATCTTAGTTATTGACTTACTATCAAGTCGTCATTTTACCTCATATCGAATATCTAATTCGGGTATATAAAAGTCTGGTGTATATGATAATGTTCACCTTTTATATCATGAAAAATAAAAAGTCTTTGGTTCAAATATATACTTGATATTTTTTAAATTTAACCACCTTGCAAAATTTGCTTCTGTTGCACTCCTAAAAAATACATCATCTAAATCTTTTCTTTTTCATGATTTTGTTCTTGAGTATGCGTTTCATGACTTAATATGATTATTCCAATTTCATCTTCTCTTTTTTGTTAATAGCATTTTATCCATAATATCTTCTTTTTCGGATTCTGTTTTTTTATGTCGTCGTATATCCCTATTTGAAAATTTCTTTTTTGTTTCTGTGGTGTGTTTTTTTCATAACATTCATTTTGGATGTCATTTTTCTTTGATGCTTTTTTTTGATGCAATTCATATTTTCTTTTTTGTTTCTATAGAGGGATTTTTTACATGTGGCATATTTCATAATTCTATTTGTTTCTTCATAAAACTTGAATGAGCTGGTCTTTTTTTTCAAACTTTACTTAATGCAGCACGTTTTTGAAAGTCTCTATAAAAATCAGAATTTGTATTCAATTTTAATTTTAACTTACTTGATTTTGCTCTAATAGAGGAAATTGTTTTATTTAATTTTCTTGCACAATATTCTTTTCATTTATTTGCGTAATTTTCTATTAACCAATATTCATCTTCTTTTTTTCGCCTATTCATAATCAAAAATAATAAATTAAAATCTCTCATTATATTTAGCCTTTCTTGATACTTCCCGATTTCATTTTGTTCTACGCATGCTTCATTGAATAGCTTGTCTTTTTTCTTGTAGCTTCTGAATCTCTTTGATAATAGTTGATGCTGGTTTCATTGTGCAAAGTTAAATGTAAAATCTAAGAGCCACTTATTTTCATTATCCTATATTTGTCCACTCGTACTAATTCAAACTCGCTCACTACATTCTATAGTTATATAATCAACGGTGCACTTAATTATTTAGACCAGTAATTACTCCACATTCTCTCTATCTTAGCACTTCTTTTCTCTGTTTTCTCTTTTTTGGTGATAGGCTTTCAATTTTTCAGTATGTATAGCATTTCTTTTCGACGTTTAGTCTTCTGGAGTTTCTCCATCTAAGTTGTTAAAAAATAAAAGTAAAACTAATATGAATGAAAATCAACATCAAAAATATAGATATCTATTTTACTTTCATCTACTGCTAAATTGTTTTTTAATTTTAATAAGTTCATTTATATATAATAAGAAAGATAAAAACTATCAGTTAAGCATCTTGAAGTATTTGCTAGTGTATGGCAATGCCATATATCCACACTCTCCGTTTCTATTTGCTTTTATTTTTATATCTATTGTTTCACTATATGGGTCTCTTTGTAAAAACATTACACAACTCGCATCTTGTTCAATACTTCAACTATCTCTAAGATGATGTAGTTCTGGTTCTGGTGCTTTTGCAGCTTCTCTACTTAGTTGAGATAATAATACTATAGCTATTCAATACTTACCTGCCAGTATTTTTAATGTTCCTGTTATATCTTCAACCATATTATTTTTATTTCATCTATATGATTCTATTCTAATCAATTGTAAGTAATCAATGAAAACAACCTTTACTCCATTTGCTACATCATGTGCGATATTTCTTTCTATATCGTGGAACATTCTACTTGTATGAATATAACACCAACTTTTTTCTACTATCTTTCACATAACATTAGTAACTTTTTCTATAACTTCTGGCAATTTTTTATGTAGTTGTCGTGCTTCTACATCACAGGTTAAACATATTGCTCTTTCATGAATCTCTTGAGCAGTCATTTCAAATGAATGTATGCTAGTGTTTATTCATTGTTTTCTAAGTACCATACAAAAATTTAACATTACAGATGATTTACCTACCTTTGGTCTGGCTGCAATAACATACAATCATCACTTTCTCCATCATCAAGTAAAGAAATCTAATTGACTATAACCTGTTGTTTCTGTGATAAATATAGGGCTTTCATCTGAATTGAAATACAAATGCATAGTATCATATACTCAAGGAAACATAGTATCAACTATTTCTTTTTGTTCTATTCAAGCTAACGACTCATGCATCATTTTTGATATATCATGATAATCTAATTGATCTGTACCAGCTTCTATTCTTCTTGCACAGTCAGTAAGCATTTTCTTATTATAGTTTTGTATGATTAAGTTTTCGTATGTTTCAAAGTTTCTACTAGTTATCGCTACAGTTGACAATTCAAACATTTCATCAGTAGTAGTTCATGAATAGTAAGAAGAAATACTTATAGCATCAATAGACAATCATTCTTGTAACATCTTTAGCATCTGTTCAAAAAGAGCTGAATATTCTCTAATTGTAAAGTGTTTCTTTTTCAATATAGTAATTTTTAGTAATTCTGGAGAGATAAGAAAACAACTAAGTATACCTTGTTCTGAATTTATTGTGTTCATCAAGATTGTTTAATAAATAAATCACGTTCAGCTTTAATGTCTGCAGCAGTTCTTATTTTAGGTTTTTGTTGAACAGGATTTTCTTTTTTGATTCGATTATTAGCTGTCAGATATAATGAACTATATTTTTTATTTCATTTGTAGTTTTCTATACTGTCCAGTATCTGATCTATCTGTTCAAGAGAATATCACTTCTCTTTTATAGTTTCTACTTCCTGTTCAGAAATAGACAAATGTTTGAAAGACCTATATACTTCTTTTTCATTCTTCATTCTTCATTCTTTTGTTATAGTATCAGCCTCCACTATTGCTCCACTATTGCTCTCGTGCGTCTCTCATGCGTCTCATCAACTTCACTCATCCTGAAACTTGTTATATTTCAACACATTCAAGTTGAATCATCTTATTCTCTTGTGCGTCTCTATCATGTCCGAAATCTTCATTCGCTTAATGCACTTATACACCTGATTTCTAGTTGCTCAAGTAGCAGACATTATCATTTCATAAGTGAACCATCATTCTCATCTATTCAATCTATTGCTATCTTTCCAATTAACTTCATTGATAATATAGAACCATATCTTAAACCATTTATCTGGTTTATAAAATATATCGCTCTGTATTGTTTCTTTGTTCCATTTAGTAAAAGCCATACAATAATTTAAGAATAAAAAAAGCTGGTCAACCCGTCTAAAGGTGCAACCAGCTCTGTGTGTTTTATTCTTTACAGAGTTGCATACTTGCGTATGGATTTTTTTGAGTTTACTCTCAATTAGACGGGTTTTTATAGCTGAAATACATCAACTAAGCACAGTATACACAATACTTTATAAATTGCAATAGTTTTTTATACTAAATCATGTTTTTTTCACAAAATTTCTTTTGCACGTAAATAGTAATATTCTGAAACAAAACATGCTTGATGTTTAATTTTTCAGATGAAATAAGTGATCGTATACATTTTGTTTTCACATTAGTAATTAAAGTATAGCACGTGGCTATATATTCATATTATAAGAACAAAGTCTTAAAAAGCAAATTTTAAATACAAAAAGGGATTGTAATTAGTATCTTTTTATATACTATACTAGTACTTTACTATATAAGTATTAAATATGCAAATAGATGTACATAAAGCAAAAATGGAGATCAAAAGATTGGCACTAGCTAATTGATGTAGTCAAGTTAAATGAATATTTAAAGATGGGAACTCCCTAGTCCCTGTATGGTATCAATCATTAAGAAACGCTTATAAAAAAGAAAGGATGTCGGCGGCACTATGTGTTCATTTAGAAAATGCGTGAATTGATTTGGCTAATATAGCTAAGTAATGCAACCCTATGTTGCAATAAAGTTTGATTCATATAAACTTAATAGTGACTTTGATGGACTTCCTGTGTGTGAATGGTGTGAGGTTAGAAGATCGCAAGACATAGATCATATATGGGGTCGTAGGTGAATATTAAAGTTAGATAGAAGAAACTTAATATTTGTTTGTAGAAAATGTCATATGGAGAAAGGTGGAAAAAAATGGAAGATTGCCGCTACGATGCTAGTCCATGAGAAGTTAGAGCGTATATGGTGAATAGAAATTAGTCCTTTATCTTATTTATAATCATGTCATACTTTCGATTTATTATGTTTGCTGCTAGTTTATTTGTTTCTTGGAAGATAGTAAAAGAGTTGTCTAAGAAATAAGAGGAAAATTGGAGATTAAAGCGTAAATTAGAAGCATGTAGGCAATTAAATAAAGAAGAGAAATAGAAATTTCCCGTGGTTGCGGGTTTATGTTCCGGAGAGGTTAATGACTTCCCTTGATGGAATGCTTTGACTACTACATCATGTGCGGTTATGAGGGTTCTAGATGTACACACTCATTTAATGGTTTTATTGATTCCACCCGCTTTATGCTTTATTTACAAAAAACTCAATTACTTGATTTATAGCACTAATAACACCGTTTATTGTACTTCCATTATGTGTTAATCGAGAAGTGAGTATGAAACTATTATGTATATGAGTAATTATTTGACTGTGCTTGGCGTACTCTTGCACGGTCGTTATGTTTAATGTAGCTTAATTGGCAAAGCAAGCGTGTACACATAAAACGGTGGCTATTATATTGGTTCGAGTCCAATCATTCTCCTCTAAAACGTTTTAGCTCTTATAGCTACATAAAAACGTGAAGTAACTCTAAGAGATTTACCCCACTATATGTTCTATGTAAAAATTATTATTTGAGTTCTAATTATTTGATTATTGTTTATGATACAATGCGTAATGAATCTAGTTGCTTATGGTTGTTTTATTTGTTAGTGCTTATTAAATATGATGTGATGAATGATATATAGAATAATCTTTACAAACTAAAGAATACTCATGACAAAAGAAACACCTAAGAAGAAAACAGTAAATAAGAAGTGAGTAAAGAAATGACCACAAAAAACATATAATCGAGATGCTATGAAACTTGAGTATTTTCTATCTCCAGAAATGTCTATAGGAAAACGACTACAAGAGAATCATAACTTAGTTAAAAGAAAAAACTGAAATTTAGATAAGAAAACCAGATGACGGTATTGAGAGAAAATAAGGAGAATAAAAGAAATCTCTAATAAGATACAAGATGATATACAAGATGATATGCTTCGTCAATTGTGAACTTCTAAGAAGAATATCCTCAAAGGTGTTATGAAGGTGTCGGAGATGATGGCTATGAAAGTATTCTCTGAAGCAAAAGCTAACGAAAAAGAAGTAAAAGCATGAGGTAAAATAAAAATACCGTCGCTAGATGCTTCGGACATGGAGAAGTATTGGAAAATGATTAAAGTCGAGCTGAGAGAACCAACAACTGTTTCTAAGAGTGATATTGTTACGAATGATGCTTGAAGTATAGATGAAGATGATTTAGAAAACGATTATTAGAATAAATTTTTAGATATTCGTATCATATGACTAAAAAAGAAAGAAAGCTTAGAGCAACTAAGCTCGTAGATACATACAAACAGATACACAATGTAATCGCTGAAGAAGCATCTAGATTGTGAATGACTTTTGTTGGTGTTACTTATGTTATGGATTGAACAGATATGAAAACATGTGATGTTAAATTGGATTATATACAGGTATGAGCAAACTATTATGATGAATCAATTATAGAAAAGAATATTAAAAAGAACTTTAGAAACTCTGCTGACTGACTATTAAAATAAATCTTTTATATTTTTTTATATCTCTATGTGATTAAAGTCCAAGAAATGGAGATATAAAAAAATGTATAAGTTAAAGAATAAGAAAGATGAGATTGTTCCATTCATTAAAAATACTGCTCAGATACTTATTGCTAAATCAAGAAAGGCTAGTAAAGAAAAAAGATGATGTGTCAGACTATTAATATTGAAAGCTAGGCAGTTATGATGCACAACAGATGCAGGTATAGATTATCTAGATAATTGATTGATGCACAGGAACAAAGAAGTTGCTATTCGTGCACATGATAAACCAACACAGAAAGAAATTCTGAGAAAGATTAAATACACATATAATAAAATACCTGCTGTGAATAGAGGAGACTGAATCAAACGAGAAAAGCCCCACGCATGATATGATAATGCTGATGAGATTTCATTCTCTAACGATAGTCGTATCAGAGTGGCACTTGATACCAGTTGAACTACTGTATCGAGCTTACATATTACTGAATTATGAAAAGTTGATGATGCAGAAGCAGTAATGGCTAATCTTCTTCCCTCTGTTCCTAAATATTGAAATATTACTATCGAGAGTACTGCTAAATGAATTAATTATCTATATAGATTATGGAACGACTGTGTTTGATGAGATTGACCATACGATACTCTATTTCTTGCTTGGTTTCATGATGATACATATTGGCTAGAATTAGATGAGTGAGAAACAGAAGTTGAATTACCAAAACAATTAGAACATCTTCATGAACTAGATATTACTGAGGAACAAAAGAAACGATATAAAGCAGAATATGGAAAACTAGATAGAACTGTTTTCCAAGAATACCCCTCTACTCCAGAAGAAGCATTTCTTACATCTGGAGAATGAGTGTTTGATGTTCAGTTATTAAAGAAGTTGCCTACTGTTCCATATAAAGAAGATAGCAAGTATCCATGACTTAGAATATACAGAGAACCACAAAAAGAATTATTTCACTATCGAGGAGTTGATACAGCTGAATGATGAGAGAACTGAGATTATTCGTCTATTGTTATTAGAGATAAGCAGAATAAATTATATGCTACATATTACAGAAAAACTCCCTCTGATGAATTAATGGAAGTAGCAAACTATCTATATGAAATGTGATACACAACTACTAATATGGGTATAGAGAAAAATGGTGTATGACAAGCTAGTATTATATGTGCGAAGAAATACTACTGGTTCGATAATGTGTATAGACAAGAAGTTTATGACGAAAAAACACAAAAGAAAACAAGTAAGATATGATTCCATACTGGAAGAAATAGAAAATCTATTATAGAACTATTTGTTGCTCTAATTAGGAATTGAGATATGGATGAGTTCGATGATAGACAAAAGAACGAGATGTACGGATTCGTATACTGAACTAATAATAAACCTATGGCAGAGAAAGGTGCACATGATGATTTTATTATGTGAGACGTTATTTGTTGTTGGATGATAGAGAGTAGACCGTACCTATAGTTTTACATTATTATTACATATAAAATGAATAAAACTTGAGCATGACTAAGAGCATTTTTCTTTTGATTTTTATGAGCACATCATTTCTATCTTGGACAGTACTCGTACTGAATTATCTATATACTATTCTGTTGGACATTATTACCAAGTGTATTCTCTTTGTTCGAAGCGATAGAGTTTTGGAGCATGACAGAAGATGAATTTAATAAAAGGTACAAAAAATCAATATCATAATCATATAATTTAATTATACTGATAATAATTATTTCTTATATTCATTATATGGCTCTAAGAATGACACCAGAACAGCAGTCTACACTATTTAAGCAATGAATGCTTAAAAAGTACCAGACTAACGAATATATAAGAGATAAGAATAATCCTAATTTTGTATATATCAAAGATAAATTCTTTGCTAACGAAAAAATAGAAAAGATTGCAACATTGGTTGTTGGTAGTTGAATGTTTCTTACTGTTGGTTCTGTATTCGCTAGTCGTGTTGGAAATCCAACTGTGAAAGTTGAACAAGATAGTAAGTTGGATTGAGATATGCCAGTTAATAAATGGGTAAAGGATTATTGTAGTATCTGATTCGCTTGTATCGGTCTAGCAGTAGATGAGGATTGAGTGTTTTCGCTCGTGCATGTTCCTGCTGAGAGTTTTATTATTCTGGACGGAAATTATACAACAATTACAGTATACGAAAACGATAATAACAGAGATGATAATAGTGTATATATTTTAGTTAAAACATTCTTTGATAACTGAACTATAGAAAACCAGTTATATAAAAAGAATGGTTACTATCTCGCAGATAAATCTTCTGTAAACACAAACTTCACTCTGGATAATGCTGAAAAAGTATGACTGGAAACTATAGAACAAACTAAAGAATTAGAAGAAATAGAAAATATAGGTATGGAAATTAATCCATTACAACTCGTAATTTACGATAAAGAATATTTTGACCAATGAAAAGAAGTATCATACTTTATTGAAATACAAGATACTGTATTCTCTATGGATAGAAAAGAAACAATGTTTGATACGCAATATCTACAATATGTTGATGCTTACGTTCTGATGAAGAATATAAAACTTCCAGAAAAACTTATGAAGAAATACTCTGACTGAATTAAATTGGATTATGCTAGTTTTGGAAAAACATTTGTTTCAAGTGATGATAAGGCAAGTATAGAATTTATTAATAATACAAATGCTTTATTGAAAGAAGCTAAGGAACAAAAACCAGATGATATAGGTAAAATTTCTGCTATTACTTCTATTCCTATGGAGTTCTTAGGAATGGAAACTAATGAATGAGCAATATGAGAATGAAGTAGATTATTAAAAATGTCTGTTTTCATATCCAAAATAGAACATATTAGAAAAGAGATAGATAAAATTATACAACCAATTATTCAAGAGATTGATGAAGATGCACAATATATTCGACCAGATATATTCCCTAAGTCTGCAATGGATAAGCTAGAAGAAGTTAGCAAGGCAAAGAGTGAATGATTAATGTCGCATAAACTCGCAATAATGAAGTACCAAAACATCTCTCCAGAAGAAGCAGATGCACAACTGATAGAAATAACAGGAGAAACACCAGAACCAGTCGTTATTGATAATGAAGAAGATTTACCTCCTAACGATAACGAGAATGAAGAAGATTAATATTTCTGATGTAATAAGTCCATTCTCTGATACATTCAATGCAGTATATGAATGAATGAGAAATAACAAGGATTTGTTTATTAAAATTAATTTGCTAATGTATGGATTAATAGTTTGATTGCTTATACTGAGATTGTTCGGACTTGTGTAGTTCGAATAATCAACTGTATGAATCGTCATACAAGTTTCCTCTTGAACTTATCAAGTTGTCGCTTTCATTGTCGGCGTTATGACTTTGCTGGCTCCTTATAGCCGTCATTTATATTGTAATTATTATTCATGTGAGAATTATCACCGGAAGTTATCGCTACATTACCTCAAGAAGCACAAGACCACATTGCTCAGTTAGCTACTGAGAATGAAAACAAAGCTTGAGCATTAAAGGAAATGAGAGATAAAAACAAAGAGTTATCTACTGGAGTGAGTGTAATGGATGATGCTACAAAAGCTGAACTCGATGAACTTAGAACTTTCAGAACTTCTGTAGAAACTGAGAAAACTACTCAAGAAGAAGCAGATGCACTAAAGAGATGAGAACACGAAACAGTTATTGCTAGCAAGGATGCGAAAATTACTGAATTAGAGTGATTAGTAACAGACTTAGGTGGTCAAACTACATCTTATGCTGAAATGTTTGGCTCTATGGTTAGTTCGCAATTAGAATTAATTCCAGAAGCTGAAAGAGAAGCTGTTCAAGTTGTTTTAGACAATACACCAATCTGACAGAAACTTACTGTTGTTGGAAAATTTGTTGAACTTCATTGAGGTGTTAATAAAAAAGGTGTAAGTCCAACTGCTCCATGAAAGAGGACTACTGTCACTGACGATAGCGAATATAAAAGAGCAATCGCAGAATGAAATGTGCAACTAGCTATGAAACTAGCACCTACTAGAAAACTTAGGTAAAAATTCTTTTTAATTTATTCATTTTAATCAGATGTCTATAGATACAACTACAAACGTACAAGACAGTTATTCACATGCTCCTATCGCAGTTAGAGATTTAACAACTGCATTCGAGATGATTCAGAAACAAAGACCTGCTTTAATTATGTCTGCACTTCCAATTCTTGGAATGCCTGCTACTAATGTTAAGCATGAATGGTTGAATGATACTGTTGCTCCTACTGAGTGGACATTGACTGGTGCTTATACTGCTGCTGACGGTGATTTTACTGTTGCAGATAGTGATGCTTTCAATGTTGGTATGATTCTAGAATTTGAAGATGCTACAACTCAGAAGACACCTAATATGACTGCTACAGTTACTGCTATTACTAATGCTACTACTGTTGCTATCACTATGAGTGGAACTGATACTAATCTTGCTAATGGTTCTACTGTAAAACTTATTGCAGACCCTAGAGAAGAAGGTAGTTCTAAGACTGGTAGAAAACAAACTATTCCAGTTGCAGCAGAAAACTACACTCAAATCTTCTCTAAATTGGCTGAAATTACAGGAACTCAAGCAAGTGTAAATACTTATGGTAACGTAGACTTGTCATACCACGAACAAAAAGCATTGATGGAAATTCTTTACGAACTAAATCAATCTGTTATTTCTGGTAAGGGTAATCTTCCTACTAATAATGCTACAAAGAGAACAATGAAAGGTATCAGACAATTAATTGTTGATGCAGGAGGTTTACTAGATGCTAGTGGTTCTGCTTTGAGTATTGATTTATTCAACTCTGCTATCCAAAAGGGTATGAATGCAGGTGCTTTAGATTTAAATACTGCAATCGCTAATCCTGCACAAGCTAAATACTTTAGAAAATTGAATGATTCTGGAGATAATCCAGTAGTTACTCAAGATTCACAAGTTGCAGGTAACTTTGTAGAAGTATTTA